CGATGTTAATGCTAAAGTCGGTAGCAGGATATTCCCTATCTATGTTCCGAAGGGGCAACCTTTACCGGCTATAACTTATCAGGAGATTTCAGGTGTTCGGGACCCGATTATGAAGGGGGCAAGTGGTCTGGTAAATGCGAGGTATCAGATTAACTGCTGGACTAAAACTAATAAGGAGGCGAGGAAGCTTGCGGATTTAGTGAGAATAGCATTGTCGCCTGGGGATGATGACTACCCGAAAACTGTCGAGGGAGTAATTATTGATGCAGTTATGTTATTGAATGAAAATGATGTGCCGAGCGTTTATGGTGACAACGAGGAAATGAGCGGCAACGGCAAAATGTTGGATTTTAGTGTTTGGTTCAAAGAATGAAATAATAATATAGCCAAAAAAATCAGGCTCAAGGCGGGGTAATTGCCGCTTAGATGCCGTAACTCATCGCTGCCTGTTACGGAGGCACGTTAGGGAAACCTGATGTGCCTTCTTTTTTTTGGCTAAAGAAAATTGAAAGGGAAATATTATGAGTGCAGGTTTTTTGGGACATGGTTCGACTTTGACAGGAAGTACGACCGGGGTAATTGGGAATGTGATTAGTATCACAGTCGGCGGAAGAACAAGGGACATGATTGATAAGTCCACGATGGACTCTACGGATATGTTCCGGGAGCACATGGCGGGCATGGCTGATGAAGGGGAGTTTACAGCGGAGGTCAATTTTGATGATGGTGCAATTGCTACGGCTATCAATACGGCTTTTCAGGCGGCGACTTCCGAGACGTGGACGGTAGATTTTGGGACAAAGACTTTTGCTGTTACTGGTATTATTACCAGCTTTGATATTAACGACCCGTTCGACGATAAAATCACCATGTCATTAACAATCAAAGCATCCGGCAAAGGAACATGGACATAAGAGATGAAAGGGAAATTATGAGCCTTACAAAAGAGCAGATATTAAATTCTCAGGATTTAATAAAGGAAAAGATTGAAGTGCCTGAATGGGGCGGGGTAATTTTTGTCAGAACAATGACGGGGGCAGAGCGGGATTCTTTCGAGCAAGGAATTGTTAATGATGACAGGACGGCAAATCTAAGCAATATAAGAGCCAAGCTATGCGCCTTGACGGTTATTGATGAAGAGGGCAAGCGGATATTCACTGATGATGATGTAAAAGGTATCGGCGAAAAATCTTCGCTTGTTTTGGATAGGGTATTTCAGGTAGCTCAAAAGTTGAACGGGATTAGTCCGGCCGATGTTGAGGATTTGGCAAAAAACTCCGAGGAAACTCAGGGCGAAGATTTTGTTTCAGATTAGCACTTGCACTGGGTTGTACCGTTCAGGAATTGTTATCGAGAATTGATAGCCGGGAGTTGTCGGAATGGATGGCTTACTATTCGATAGAGCCTTTTGGCGAATGGCGAGCGGATTTAAGGCAGGCGATAACGTCAATGGTGGTAGCTAATGCTAATCGAAGTAAGAAACGAAGGGCGTTTAAAGTAAAGGATTTTATGCCGTTTGATAAACCAAAGAAGCGTAGGCAGCAAACGCCAAAAGAAATGCAGGCAATGTTAAATTTACTGACTTAATATGGCGATTATACATAACTTAATTGCGAGATTCAGAGCAGACACGGGGGCGTTTGACCAGAACGTCAACAAGAGCCGCACACACATGACGCGGTTCGGAAAAGACGTTCAGCGGATGGGGAAACAATTACTTGCGGTTGCGGGAATTGGCGGCGGGATATATATGGTCGTGCGTGGACTCAAGCAAGTGGTCAGCGCGGCTATAGAGCAGCAAAAAGCAGAGACAGCTTTACGGGCGGCTGTCGGAGATAATATTTCACAATTTAAGGATTATGCTGCCACATTGCAAGGGTTGACTATTTATGGCGATGAATTGATTTTAGCGCAAATGGCTTATGGTAAGAATCTTGGAATTACTACAGATAAATTAAAAGAAGCAGCTAAAGCGGCGATTGGACTGGCTGCTAAATATAGCATTGATTTAGCTACTTCGATGATGCTGGTCGGTAGGGCTTCGCAGGGCCAAACACAAATGCTGACCCGATATGGCATTGTTCTGAATCAGACTTTAACTGTTCAGCAGAAATTTGATGAGCTTCTTCGCATAGGTGCTGATTCATTTACACTTGCAGAGAAAGCGGCGAAAGATGCTGCGGGAACTTTCAGACAATTCAAAAATGCGGTTGGCGATGTAGCTGAGGATATAGGTGGCCCCGTTATAACAGCAATGACCAAAGGGGCGAGGTGGATTTTAGATTATAGGAAAGAAACGGAAAGATTAGTAATAGAATGGAAAGTTTTGCGAGAGGAGATGGAGAAGCCTATAGTACAAAAATGGATGGAGAAACAAATAGAACAATCGCCATTGATTAAAGCGGCGGAGGAATATGGTAGAATCCAAAAACAACAGATGATAGATTTAGTTGAGGCCAGGGGGAAACAAATAAAATCTTGGGGAGCGGGAACACTTGAGGAGCAAAATAAAAGAGCGATAGAATTGGATAAATGGATAAGTGAATTTCATGCCAAGAATTGGGCTGAACAGGCAGAAAAGCAATATAACATAATGCGAGCACCAATCATTAAATTAGAAAAGGAACAATTAGAAGCGACTGAAAGGTCAGCAGCAAATCAAATGCGTATCTATACAGATATAGCGAGAGGAATGGCTGGTGAATGGTCGAATGCTTTTGATGCTATGTTATTTGAAGGCAAGAAATTTGCTGATGCAATGACCGATATGCTGCGAAGTGTTATGCGGATGGTCACGCAAATCATAATGTACGAGACAATTGCCAAACCTATTGCCGCAGGAATGATGGGGATGCCGGTATCGGAACTTCATTTGGGGGGAATAGTTGGCCAAACATCTCGTACTCGCAGAGTTCCGGCGATGGCATTTGCCGGAGCGCCGAGGTTGCATGGCGGTTTTGCTGGTGACGAATATCCGGCGATATTACAAAGGGGCGAACAGGTTATCCCGCGAGGCGGAGGGGGCGGGATGGCGCCGACAATAAATATTTTCAATAATGATACTGGTGTTCGCTTGAAATCCGAAGGCGAACCGATGTATGACGGCAAGCAATGGGTGATACGGATTGTGGCAGAAGATATACAGCAGGGCGGTACTCTGCGGAAAATGGTTCGGGGAATAAGATAGGGCGTATTTATAGAGATAATCGACTGACGGGCACGCTGGGTGCCTTAAATTGAAAGATAGGAGTATATTATGATAGAACAATTGGATACAGAAAATGCGGATAGGGATATAAAGACTGCTTATATTGCTTGTCTAACTCATACGCCAAGCACTGTTGAGGCGATGCAATGCCAGGCAGCTTTGTTTCTCGGTGATGGCGTTAAAGACTTGGATGGGACGGGAGGGACTTTCAAAATCAAGGTTAATATAGGTTCGCAGGAATCGCACGAATTATCATTTACGGTTACAGCCGCAGATGTAAGAACAGTTTTATGGACTCCTCCATTTCCTATCTTGGCGAATACGGCAGTTGTCATTTACGTTCTTTCGCCGAATGCGGCCGACGCCGATGTTGATGTGACGGGCTATCTTTATGATTGTGACCCGCTTGGAGTAACGCCGGATTTGAATATATTAACTACGTTGGCAACGACTGTCCGGGGTTTGATGATTCAGACTTGGAGAAGGTTCTTTAAGAAATCAACATTGACGGCGACCGAATTGAAAACATACAAGGACGATGGCACAACAGTAATCACTACGCAGGTGGTATCAGATGACCAGACTACCGAAATTCAGGGAGCGGCTACATGAGATTATATGGCGCTGTTGATGGAAATATTGATAAGTTAGACCGTCCATTTTTTATGGGTGGTATATTTTCTCGCCGTTTTCACAATGAATTTCCTGTCATTTCCAGAGGCGCAAGTTTCCAAAATTTTACACAGGACTCGGCAATCGATTCGACTATCAGAAGTGAGTTTGCCGATGGTACGGTTCTTACAAGGGCGAGATTTACGAGGATGAGAAAGTCGATTAATGGAGGTTATAATTTCCTAACGGCAGCAGATAAAGTCTTTCTTGAAAACTTGCAAACATCAATCAAAATCGGCGCGAATACTTTTTACTATACTTACCCTCCTGATGATACAGAGTACGATGTTATGCTTACATCGCCGATGAAATTTCAAGTCGAACCGCGAGAGTTTAATTATTGGAATGTTAATTTGAATATGGCTCAGGTATGAAAGCGTTGCCGGAAAATCTTATAGCAGAAAAAAACTTGATGCACAGTCCCGACCCCTGGTTGATTCTCTTAGAGATTACGCTTACTGATTTAACAGTATTCCGCTTGGTTAAGAATACGGAAGATATTACATACAATGGTAATACGTGGACGGCTTTTCCTTTTAAGTTGTCGCCGGTAGAGAGTAATTCTGATGGCCAGATACCGCAGGTTACTTTGAATGTCTGCAATATTACAAGGCTATTGACTCCATATTTGGAATCATTGGATGGCGGGATTGATTCGACTGTTAAAGTGATTGTTGTCAATAATGGTCTG